CCGCGGCTGAAGCGTTCGCTCCCGTAACCAAACCGTTAAGCTGGTTTTTATTCTGCCTGTCCTGCACGTCGATGTTGCGCTCAAGCCCCTGCTCCGCGTATGCGCGTAACATGGCGTTATTCTCATTTCCCCTTGTCCCGCTCGCGCCTTCCGCCGCCATGTGCATACCCGTCTGTGAGGCGTTCTGGATACGAGCGTCCTGTATCCCGAACGCCTGCGCCAGAAGGGAAGTGTTGTATTCGTCCGTAGAAAGCCCGACCTGCGTATCAAGGTTTTTCTGCTGTGTATCAAGCTGGTTTAAAGCCTCGTCTTTTTGAATTGAAAACCGCTCGTCGCTGTATTCCTTTCCGTAAAGGTACTGCTGCCAGGCGTTCTTTTTCTGCTGCTCAAGAGCCGCCTGTTCCTGTTTTGCTTTTTGTTTTTTTGAAATCACTCCCGCCAGAGCGCCTATACCTGCGCCTAATAAAGCCAACCACATATCAATTTACCTCCGCGTTAATGGCAAGCAGTTTGCACCTGCTCGGTTTGTCGTGAATAAACTCGAAACTTACGTCATGATCCCACACCCCCGGGAACGGCAGCTTAAAGACGCCCGTGTAAGGCTCCTCTTTGGGAATGGTATCGACCTTCCCGTTAGGCAGGGCTTTAAGGCGCGGCATGAAACTGTCGTGAAAACGCACCAGCAGGTTTTTAATAACGTTCTGCTTCATACGGTCGTTTGCAAGAATAGGCATGGAACGAACGGAACTCTCATAATTTAAGCCTGTCATTGTCCCGTTTTCTTTCCTGAAGCTGTCAAGGTAAACTTCGCAGTCTTCCTTAAGCCGCTCAAGATAAAAAACCTTATCCCTCTTTACGACAAGATAGGCGTCGTCGTTACCGTCCGCTCCCGGAAGCACCGCGCAGCTCTTTATTTCTCCGGAAGTAACGATACGCCCCCAGGCGAAAGTCCCCGTGTTCCTCTCGTAAAGAAGCGTAACCATAGAGCCGTCCTCGCGCGTAATTAAAAGTTTCGCGTAAGGCGATGAGAGATAATCAAACTCTTTAGCGGGGCTTTCAGATAACATCTGCGATGAAAGAAACGCCATGTTGTTGGCGCGGAAATTGTTGTCCTGCTGGGGAATGTAGTATTCCGCCAAACTTTTCTTTCCCGCCTGAAAGAAACAAACCGCGTCCCCCACTGCGGTTCCCTGTATTCTGTCGCTGCCGAAGCGGCTGTTTAAAACCGCCCGGGCGTCCGTAGCGTGAACTTCCGGCGGGATAATCCATTCGCCCGTCTCGGTTCCCGCGATAAGCCCCTTGTTCATGACAAGCCAGCGGATCGCGTCGTTCATGTCTGAGGCTATTTCAAAAGTGAAACCGCAGTCAGGGGTAGGGTATTCGTCTGAAATAATCTCGCGGGTGTAGAAGGGAATGTATACTTCCGTACCTTCTTTTAGCAACATGATTTTTTGATATATTTCGTCAGGGTGTCCGGTTATGGTTTCGCCGCGGAAATTGTACTGCCAGTAAGTTTTTATCTGGTTAATAAGAACGTCAAGCGCCGCATTGTAATCATTGTCTGAAAATGACGCCAAGTGAAAATTATTTTCTATCTGGCTGTCAAACATGGATTTCAGATACTGCCTGGCTTGAATAACGCTTGAATCTATAACCTCCTGCGCCATGCCGTTTGTAATCCTTATGCTTAAAACAGGTTCATTATTTATTTCGTATAACGGCCAAAAAGCTTTATAAAACAGCGCCTCGTTAACCATGCAGCGCATATAAATTCTTTCCTGGGGCATTAACGCATTAAAAAAGAAACTTCCGATACGCCTTGCTCCGTTTAATTCTTCCGTCCGTTCCCAGTTATACAACGACCGCCAGTTATTAAGTTCCGTAAATTCCTCGTCGTTAACATTCAACGAAATATTTGCGCCGCTTGAAACGTTTATCACGTTATCCATTATGCTGACTATAAAAGTCCCGGGATTGAAGAAAGTGCTTTCCGCGAAATAGCCGGTTAATTTTTTATAAAAAGACATCGGGGTCTCATAGTCTTTAACGGTAATCAAATTGCTTCCCGCATTTATTTTCCCCCTTACCATGACGTATTCTTTTTTCTCCGTAAGAAAAACTTTATTTGTCGCGAAGTTATAAGTCTCGTTTTCCTTCTTGACAGCGCTGAAGAAAAGCCTCTGCTTTTCGTTTTTGGTAGCGGCGAAAACAAGGCGCCCGTTAAAGAAACTTACGGCACAAGGATAGTGTCCTGCCTTAGTAAGCCTCCCGTTAGAGTAAACACTGTCGTCCTTTTTATAAGGAACCGCGTCTCCTGCGGCAACGTCCTTGCCCTGTACGACCGTTTTTAAAAAAGACATTTTTAATATATTTATCTGCAAATTTGAATCTTTAAATTTTATTTCCAGGGGCGGGTAATTTTCATGTACAAGAATCATCGTGTCGTAATTCTGCGCGCACTGTACGTCCTCTATTTCGGCAAGGCTAGAGTAAAGCGGCAAAGAGGCGCTTTTATTAAAAACGGATCCGCCAGTAACCGCGCCGCCTTCAAGCCTGTACGCGGTTATCATATCAGGCGCAAGAAACAGCAGGAAATTCATGTCCCTGTTTACAGTAAAAGGAATAAGCCTTCCTTCGTTATCAAGCTTCCTGATCCGTTCAAAGCCGCTTCGCCTCCGCAATCCCCCCGTAGGGATAACGTCAAAATTAACAATCCTCGCGGCGCCGCTGAAGTACTGCGGCAAATCGATTCTCCCGAATAAAGTTTCAGACAGTTCCCCTGAAGCAAAATTGGTAATTAACATTTATATTTCTCCCAATCCGAGTCTGTCGCCCCACCAGGGGTTTTTATTAATCTTGGCGGCTCTTGACGATTTGCTGGCGTCTTCCGCTTCCCGCTTCACAAGCAGTGCCTCCTGCAGCAGCTGCGAATGCAGCTGTAACTGGTCCGACAGCTTCATAGCGAATTTGGCCGCGAGTTTCTTTTCAACGTATTCGTAAAATTTATGCTCGTAACCAAGAGCGATATGGTCCGGATAATCGCTTTCAGGTAACGGATCTTCCGGAAGCTCTTCCCGTATGTCAGCGGGAATTCCGTTGTAAATAGTCTCGTCAGGTTCCGTTCCCGGGGGGCCCGAAGTCAGGTATTCCGTTTCGTGAACCTCGTCAGGCTTACCCGCGGATATCACGGAAACCTGACGCAGTATTTTTCCGTTAGAAACGTAAAGCAGCTCCGCGTCCGGAACTTCCGCGGTTTCCGTTATAAGCGGTAATCTCTCAACAGGTATCTGCGTCCGCAATTCCGGATAGTCCGTAAGAATAAGCCTGTCCTCTACAATGAAGTATTCGTTATTTTGGAGCTCTATCGGTTTAGCGCAGTCAAACGGCATATCGTAAGCGAAAAGATAGCGATCGTTCCGAATAACGGGCCTTCCGGTACGCACAAGCTTCGCCCGTTTTCTTCCGCCTACCCATTCAACCTCGGATAACGCTTCAAGAAACGTTGACAGATAAAAAGCCTTACAAAGCTCGTAGGCGGAATTTTTTTCCTTAACGTCTTCCGCCGTAAGGGGCGTCTGTCCCGTAGCCAGCAGTGCGCGGTTAATCAGTTCCCTGTTCATGTTCATAAGGTTTTAAGCTCCGCTATAGCGGCGTCCCTCGCGGCGCCGAGCGTTTTAACAACCTCCGGAACTTCAGTAAATAATTCGTTGTCGTACTTAATGCGGTCAATCGCGTTGTCAATTTGCTTAAGGCGCTCTATAGCCGTAATTATCTTTTCTACCTTGCCCGCTTTCTGTCCCGTGAATAATCCCTCAAATCCGTTCATAATTTCCCCCTTGTCCAACATTTTCCGAATAAAGCGCCGCCGGCCTGTCAACGACAGGCGCGCCCGGCGGCGCCCCTCAGTTTCGTAGCTGCCGGCGGCGCTCCGCCTTTACGCAGCTAGCCTCCCCTAAACAAGAAAGTTTCTTTCATGTTTTTATTCCCTCCCTTCGCCATTAATTACTCCCCTTCGATAAACTCGAAATGGGGAACGCTCTTTTTCTCCGGAAGAAACACAATGTCTCCCGGCCTCCTGAATTTTTGCTGAAAGGTACATTCCTCTTTACAGCGGTACTTGAAAACTTCTTTGTTTTCTTCACGCTTGGTTTGCCCGGAAAATGGATTACCCATAAACACCCCCTTATTTCCCGAGATAAGAATTGATAATCGCCTGTACGCTGCCGAAAAAATTGCCGCCCATAGACGCTTTCAAAAATTTGTACTTTGTTTTCGGAACGGGAAGCCCGTAGCCTTCGCTGTTCAGTACGTCGGCTTTCACTTCTCCGCCCGACACGATTACGCTGTACGCGCCGTCCTCGCTGTCGCTCCCTTTGATTGAAAGCGACACCTTTCCCGATACAGGACCGTCAGGCAGCTTGAGATCGACGGTCATGCGCTCGATTGAGGCCTCTCCCATATTGATTACGTTAGGGAAATCCTCACAGGACGTGACAACTCCGAAGTCGTTTAACGCGTCATATAAAAAATTTACGCTCATATTTGTGCGCCCCCTTACGCTACCTGTTCTTCGCTGCTGGTGATGACGTCCATACGGCGGCATCTTATGTCGCGTATATGGGTGATAGGTCTTCCCCAGGGATCCGCCGCGCTGTACGCGACGTTGTCCTTGTCCCTTGCCGCCTTGTCGATTTTGGCGAGCACCGTCTTGTTGCAGTAAAGGGCGTAAGTAGACGCCCCCTGCGGCAGCTCGTAGCTTGAGTCGATAATCAGGTCCACAAGCTCCGCCGGTTTAATATCCTTCGGGATATTGCATATACGCTTTACGGCCGCCGGCTCCTTGATGGTTATCCCGTATTGAGCTTCGAAATACTCTACGTACATCGGCAGCATTTTTGTAGGATCTTTTTCGTCCTGAATATCCATAAGCCCTATGTCCCTGCGTGTAACGCCGACGCTTTTCGAGCCCTTCGGGTAAATCAAATGGAACAGGTCGGGACCTACCGCGACAATATAAACGCTTGTCAGGTCGTTTCCGGTTCCCTTAGCGTCAATTACGTTCTTGTCGCCCAGGCTGTTGCGCCTTACAAACAATCCGCTGAATTCCTCGGCTTTGCTTTCGTCGCCGTAAATCAACGTTTCGGCCTGCGTCAAACCCATTCCCTTGATAATCGCGACGGCTTCGGACTGCCTCGTGGCCGCCATGTTTCCGGAATGCTCGACCAGTTTCGCGTCAACCTTCGAGTATTCGGCCATCATCGCGACGCGGTCCTCGACGCGCATAGTCTGCGTGGCGACGCTGCCGACGCCCTGGTTGTAAATGCGGTGCGTACCCATTTTTTTTACACTGCGCTGTAACGCGACGTTGATAGTCGCGTTGTTGGCTTCGTAAGCCGGAACGTCGATAAGCATCTCGTTTGTCAAACCCATGAGCTCGATTATTTTGAACGGCTCGGGCATCTGCGCCCTCCTGACAAGCTCGAGGGCCGTCATTTGGTCTGTCATATTCAATAACATTTAAATTTTCCTCACTCTTTGTATTCAAAGGTTCCCCCTTCCATAATGGATTTCATGGGGTCGCCCGCCGTACTGCCTCTGGATGCTCCGCTTTCCGCGGTCATCTCCCCAAAGGCGATAAAGGCTTTTAATATTTCCGGGTTGCCCGCCAGTCCCGCCTGGCTGATGAGGCTGCCCACGTTCGGACCCGCGGCGGCAAACCCTCTTTTGAGCATCTCCATCTTTGCCTGATACTTTGATCCGAACTCCGCGGCAAGAGCCGCCGCCGTTTCTTTAACCCTGTGGCTGTTATCGTTTTCCAAAGCCTGAAGCTTCTTAGCCCCCGCTTCGTTAAGATTTTTAAACAGCGCCTCCGCCTGCGCGGAAGTAAGGTTGGCTTTAAACGCGGCCTGCGCGAACGCCGCTCCTTCGTTCTCCGTATCCCTGGCGAAAGCGTATCCGTCCGCCGTCTTTGGCCTTCCCGCTTTTTCCCAGAACGCCGCCACCTCTTCCGGTTTAGCGTCTGTTCCCGGTACTCCGCCGGAAGCAAGTTTCCCTTCAAGTTCCAGGAAAGCCTTCGCCATGTCCCCGACCTTGTTAAACTTCGCAAGCTTCGCCGCCGTGTCAGCGTTGGTACGCATCTCCGGCGGAAGCTGCTCCGTCCACGCGGCCAGCTTTGCCTCTCCGCTTCCGGATTGCGTTCCCCCCGCAGCCGTTTCCCCTGTGTCGGGTTTAACCGCAGGCTTCTTTCCGTCAGCGCCGGCAGCGCTTTTAGAAGCGTCGCTTTTAAAAGCGTCCGTAAGTGTTTCTTCAGCGTTAGCGGGCGCCGGTGTTCCGCCCTCCGCCGAACCGC